CTGCGGCACCTGCGGCACCTGCGGCGACTTCGACTGCGGCACCTGCGGCGACTTCGACTGCGGCACCTGCGCCAGCATCATCGGCGGCTGCGACAGCGGCATCCGGTGGGCCCTTTGATATATCCCCGGACTCTAAACAATCTATACCACCTCCTAAAATACCTGTTAACAGCGAGCCTGCACCACCAGTACAGGGCGAAAGTATCAGCAAAGGCAATCGTTGGAGTTTTATATCAGGCTTAATATAAAATAAATAATACTAGATGGAAATAACACATGCGGGCTAGAGAATTTATTAGAGAAGGATCAAGAGCACCTGTTCCTACACAGCTAGATCAAGCTAGTCAGGGCAGTATGCTCACTAGAGATATAGGCGGGTATGATCGTACATATCATATGAATCGCCTGCTTATGGCCGCTGCCATGGCGGATGGATCTAGTAAAAAAGCCGTAAATATGGATACTGGTAGTTTTGTTGAGAAATACAATGTTATTTTTCCGTACTCTGATTTAGAACATATGATGATTTTACAGGCAATGGCCACTATTCCCACAGACAGTCATGAATTAACTAAACGTAGCAAGAGTAAAGAGCCAGAGGATACACATACTGTAAGCCCTGTTAGTAATTGGAATAAAAAATGAAGATTAAAGACTTATTAGAATCAGCATCAGCAGGTACCACTAACTCGAGTAGCATTGCAAGCGTATCATCTGGTGGTGGGGGTAATTTGTTAGGTGGGCCAGAATTTAAAAGACCTAGTCCTTTTAAGAAAGGTTCTAAAAAGAAAACAGAAAACATTATTAAGAGGACTGCACCATGAACGAAGGCAAAAGAGGCTACAGAGAAATTAAACACGTGGCTGCACCAAGAAAACCAGTTAAGAAAAGAAATCCAGTTGCTCATGCGGCCCAGTCTGTTGCTAAAGGTTCGGGCACACACAAAGATAAAAAACGTGCAATTAAACACGGAGATACAAAGCATAAGAAGTCAGAATTTGCCATGATGGAAGGCGCCCAATACGCCCACAAATTAGATTTAATGTTAAAAATGGCTGTCATAGAAGACACATTATCAGAAAATAAAATGGCAAGGGGATCTAATCCGGAGTACGACGACGAAGCAGGGATGGCTCGTAACAGTTTAAAAACTATGCACAGGGCTATTATAGGATTAGCCAAAACAATTAACCAAGGCGACAATCTCCCAGAATGGTGCCAGGAGAAACTAAGCCTAGCCGAAGACTACTTAGTTACAGTTTGGGATTACTTGCAAAGCGAAAAAGAGCAAGGTGTGGCAGAAGCTGGTTACGGTCGTAATAGGGGTTATACACAAGGATTTGCAAGCCCTAACGCACCAAGTCTAGGTGGCAACAATTATGACAGCGACGGTAATCGATTAGGTGGCGGGCATGATGAATACCATGTTCCCGATCCCGTTGATACAAACACTTGGTATATTCGAGCAAATGGCAAGATCATTAAAGACAGAGATGGTGAACCATTTCAATATCGTGATAAGTCGGCAGCAAACAAAGCCGCATTGACTATGATGACAAAACCTTTCAATGCTGGTAAGAAATTTATGTTAACAACCAAAGCAGTAGATAAAGACGATACATAAAAACTAATAATTTAAAAAAAGACTTGACATTCTCCTTATAGGTATGTATACTATATCTATAAGGAGTTTTTTATGAGTAAAGCATTTGGCGCACCCGAACAAGCAAAGATTAAACAAATCATATCAGAAGGCGTTACTGTGATGCAAGAAATTCAAGACCTATCCGAAGGATTGAACGATACCATCAAAGCTGTTGCAGAAGAATTAGAAGTTAAGCCGAGCGTTATTAAAAAAGCAATCCGCATTGCACAAAAAGATCAATGGGACCAAGTGTTCCGTGAGTTTGACGATCTTGAAACTATTGTCGATATTAGTGGTCACGCTAATCGACGCCAAGACACTCCATGATAGGTGTAGTATTTGGTCCAACTATACAATGGATTAGAGACGATTGGCGCAGTCATCCTCTACGTTTTTGCGTTGAGTTAATTGCCTGGGCTATTAGTGTTGGCTGTTCAATTACCATGGCACTTACCGTCCCAACTCCTCCTCTTCTTGCCATGTATCCTATTTGGATTGCTGGTTGTGCGTTGTATGCGTGGGCCGCTTGGACTAGAAAGAGTTTCGGCATGTTGGCTAACTATATTTTGTTGACCACTATTGATACAATAGGGTTACTAAGAATGTTAAATATTATTTGAGAAAGGTCGGCGGGCCATAATCCGCAAGTTAGGTATTTGTGAGCCAGAAATCACATAGGAGAAAATATGAGTTATGTAGATGCCATGTGGGATCGCGACACTGACGCTGTTCATGTTGTAGAACGAGATCCTAAAAAAGGTAGGTTATTTCAAACTTTCCCGGCCAGGTATATGTTTTACTATCCCGACAGCAAGGGCAAGTATCGTTCAATTTTTAACGAACCGTTAAACAAGGTCTCGTGTAAAAATTATAAAGAATTCCAAAAAGAATTAAGAATACATAATGGGCAGAAGTTGTACGAAAGTGACATTAAGCCCGTGTTCCGCTGCCTTGAAGAAAACTACCTAAATAAAGATGCGCCTAAATTAAATGTAGCATTTTTTGATATTGAGGTAGATTTCGATCCTGAAAGAGGATACGCTAGCCCGGATGATCCTTTTATGAAGATTACTGCTATTGCTGTTCACTTGCAATGGTTAGATACAATGATCTGTTTGGCTATTCCTCCCAAAACATTAACCATGGAAGAAGCTAAAGAGCAGGTTAAAGAGTTTCCCAACACACACCTGTTTATTAGCGAAGCAGAAATGTTAGATACATTCTTAAACTTGTTAGAAGATGTAGATGTATTAAGCGGATGGAATAGTGAAGGTTTTGATATTCCGTACACTGTTAATCGTGTTATTAAAGTGTTAAGCAAAGAGGATACACGCAGATTTTGTCTGTGGGACAAATTCCCTAAGAAGCGTGAATACGAGAAATTTGGAAAGCAGGCCGAGACATATGATTTAATTGGCCGTGTACACGTTGATAGTTTAGAATTATATCGCAAATATACATACGAAGAACGCCATAGCTATCGACTAGATGCCATTGCTGAATACGAGTTAGGCGAAACTAAAACAGTATATGAAGGTACATTGGATCAGTTATATAACAATGACTTCCGTAAGTTTATTGAATACAACAGACAAGACTGTGCGTTGTTAGACAAATTAGATAAGAAACTAAAATTCATCGACCTAGCCTCAACAGTGGCACACGAAAATACAGTATTAATACAAACTACAATGGGTGCTGTTGCTGTGACCGAACAGGCAATTATTAACGAAGCACACCATAGAGGATTAATTGTTCCAAGTCGAATCAACAGAGATGACATTACAGATACACAGGCAGCAGGTGCCTATGTTGCTTATCCCAAGAAAGGACTACATGATTACATAGGGTCAATGGATATTAACTCACTGTATCCGTCTGTGATTCGTGCGCTTAATATGGGTCCAGAAACTATTATTGGACAGTTAAGACAAGATTATACTAAATCTGAAATTGAAACCAAAATTGCCAAAGGTTCTAGCTTTGCGGCGGCATGGGAAGGTAAGTTCGGCAGTAATGAATATGAATTTGTCATGAGCAAAGATATAGCCAACGATATTACTGTAGATTGGGAAAATGGAGAAACTACTATTTTTAGTGGTGCCCAAATATATGAAATGATTTTTGAAAGTAATCAGCCTTGGATGCTTTCAGCAAATGGAACTATTTTTACACATGAGTTTGAAGGTGTTATTCCTGGATTATTAAAACGGTGGTATGCTGAACGTAAAGAGATGCAGACTAAACTTAAAGAAGCAATTAAAGCGGAGAATAAAATTGAAGAAGAATATTGGGATAAACGACAATTGGTTAAGAAGATTAATCTTAACAGCCTATACGGTGCTATTCTTAACGCTGGTTGCAGGTTCTTTGATAATCGTATTGGGCAATCCACAACTCTTACCGGAAGAAGCATTGCTAGGCATATGGCCGGGAAAATAAATGAAGTGATTACCGGTGAATATAATCACCTAGGTAAAAGTATTATATACGGAGACACTGACTCTGCATATTTCTCAGCATACACAACACTGCGGAAAGAAATCGATAAAAAAGAAATTTCCTGGACTAAAGAGTCAGTGGTCCAACTGTACGATACTATCGCTGAAGAAGTTAACAGTACATTCCCACAGTTTATGCTTGATGATTTTCATTGCCCAAAATCACGTGGAGAAGTTATTAAGGCCGGACGTGAACTTGTTGCCATTAAAGGATTATTCATTACTAAGAAGCGTTATGCTGTATTGTATTATGACAAAGAAGGCAAGCGTAGTGATATAGACGGTAAGCCGGGTAAGATCAAAGCTATGGGCCTAGATTTGAAACGTAGTGATACTCCAGAATTTATGCAAAAGTTCTTAGAAGAAGTACTAACTCGTGTACTAAATGGTTCAGAAGAAACTGAAATTCTTGATATAATCAGTGAATTTAGAACTGAATTTAAGAATAGACCGGGTTGGGAGAAAGGTAGTCCAAAACGTGCTAACAACATTGCGGAATATCAAGAGAAGGAAAAGAAAGCAGGTAAGGCCAATATGCCAGGCCATGTACGTGCAAGTATTAACTGGAATACATTAAAGCGTATGAACGGTGACAAATATAGTCAGCAGATTGTTGACGGTATGAAAGTTATTGTTTGTAAGGTAAAAGATAATCCGTTAGGCTATACTAGCGTAGCATATCCTGTAGACGAACTTCGATTACCTAAATGGTTTCAAGAACTACCGTTTGATCATGCCGAGATGGAATCTACTATTATTAACAATAAAATCGAAAACCTTATCGGAGTACTAGAATGGGATTTAGATTCAACTACTCAAAATAACACATTTGGAAATTTATTCAGTTTTGAATAAATTTTATTTGACATTAACCAAAAACCTAAATATAATTAAACAAAGGATATAACCATGCAAGACTTATTAAAAGATATCGTAGGACATACACACAATCTTGGCTTTTTAAATATTGTTAAGATCTCGGGTGATGATTCTAAAACCTCGATCGATTCAATGGCTGACGATAGATCAGTTATTATGCAAGCAGAAACTGCCGATCCACATCCAGACATGATAGGAGTGTTTGGTATGCCACAACTTAACAAACTTAAATACCTTTTAGATTGCCCGGAATATAAAGAAGGTGCTTCAATTGAAGTTGTAAAAGCAATAAGAAATGACGAAGAACTTCCAGTTGGACTTCACTTTGAAAATGCAGGCAAAGATTTTAAGAATGACTATCGGTTTATGAATACCGAAATTATTAACGAAAAACTTAAAACTGTTAAGTTCCGCGGAGTTAAATGGGATGTTGAAGTTAGTCCTACTGTACAGTCTATTCAACGGTTTAACTTCCAAGCAGGTGCCAATAACGAGCACACAACTTTCTTGGCTAAAACAGATGGTGCAAATCTAAAATTTATTTTTGGCGATCAGGCAACACACGGTGGCGAATTTATTTTTGCAACCAATGTAGTAGGTAGCCTAAATAAAGCATGGACATGGCCAGTAGCCAGTGTATTAGGTATTTTAAAAATTGCAGATGCTAACAATGCTAAAATCAGTTTTAGTAATGAAGGTGCTATGCAAATTACACTAGATAGCGGTATTGCTACTTACAAGTATATTATTCCAGCTAACGCATGATAAAAAGCCTTACACAACAGGGAATGTTTACACAGGTTAGCAATGGCTCTCCTGCTTCGACATTTTATCAAACTGGACAACCTATGTCCGGTCAGGTAAGATATTGTAATAACGAATTTGAAGTTTACGACGGCTCAATTTGGCATAAGATACAAGGTTCATATGCAAGTGTAGGATTAACATCAAGCGCCGAATCTGCAATAAATTGGGCATTAGGTAAAATGAACGAAGAAAATGAACTTAAAAAATTAAGTAATGAACACCCTGCTGTTAAGATTGCATATGAAAATATGAAACGTGCCGCCGAACAATTAGAAATAACACAAATATTAAGCAAAGAAGAATATGAATCCACCAGTTAATTTAACGCCCTTACAGAAAGACTATGCTGTCTATTTGCCAGCTATTAGTAGTTTCTATAGCACCTATGTTGCTAAACAGAGATTAGAAGAATTTGTACCAAAGGATCGTATTCCGGCAGATTTTGATCGAGGTATCGAAGGTATGAACTTTTTAAATCCTGAACAAGGATATTTTACCTACAAATATGGTCTGTACTCTGCGGGTCATGCACAACTAGACTTGAATAAATCAATGACACAAGAGTCAATGATTCAACAGCGTGACAGAAATAACACAATGATCTTAGGTGACTCCGGCGGATATCAAATTGGTAAAGGTGTTCTTAAATTTGATTGGTTAGATTTTGAAGGTAAGAGTGCTAATAAAACTCGTCAAAATATTTTAGAATGGCTTGAATTAACTGCTGATTGGTCAATGATGCTAGACGTTCCTACGTGGGCTTGCGATCATATTCACAGTCCAAAGACAGGATTAAAAACATTTGAAGATTGTTTAGATAAAACTCGCTTTAACAACAAGTACTTCTTAGATAATCGATTAGGTCAGACTAAATGGCTTAATGTTTTACAAGGTGGCGATTGGGATACTGCCGAACAGTGGTACCAAGGTGTAAAAGAATTTAGCGACCCAATTGGCCCATACGCAGGCAAGGAAGCAGAAGGTTGGGCTTTTGGTGGTGCCAATATGTGTA